TTGTGCTATCAGAAACATCAAAGCGATAGGTGACTGAGGGTACTAAAGTAATTGTCTGATTAGCAGTGCCATCAATCAGGTAGTTACCGCCCGATACAGTAACCGTAATATCAGCATAAAGCAGATCAAGATCATCTGCAGACGCACTGATAAAGACCTTAGCGTTACCAGACAGATTAAGCAAGCTGCCGGTAGATGAGCTAGTTAAAGATCGTGTGAGAGTGGTTCCACTATGGGTGTAGACACCCGTACCAATCTCCCAAGTCGTACCATCTTCGATAACATATCTTAAGGTATGGCCCCCAAGAGAAGAGGGCACTGCTTGAAACCCAGACTCAGCGGAGCCTAGAGTAACTGTACCTGTGCCAGTGGTACCGCTATCAACGGCAACCTTTACACGATCTGCGAACTTAGCCATTTAAGAGCCTATTATGATGGGTCTGGGATACCAATATCAAACGTAGCTAGTGAGAAAGAGTTACCACTTGTCACAGGCTGTGTGGCTGATAGAGAACCAGTTACCAAGAGACGAGTACCGTCTACGATAGCGTAGTGGGTTGCTGTGTTTGTAGCGGTTACAGAGCCGGTGGTTACAGCAGGTACAGCTACTTTACGACCCCCGCCTGTACGATCCACCGCAACAGGGATAGAAACACTTGCGTTACCTAAATCATAAGTAGAAGTAGCTTCTGCGCGTGTTGTAGCTTCTTGTGAGGTAATGTGAATTGTTGTTGTAGCAGTGTTGAGTACGTTCAACCCACTATCAAAGATGTCGTTAGCTAGAAAAGCCATTAGTCAGTTTCCTTTTGTGTTTGAGTTGACCCTACGTCTGGGTCGTATCTAAGTTCAGCAATATCCATAAGGTCTTGGATAACCTCTGGGTGATCACTGACGTTAATATCTGCACCATTTAGGTTCCGTAGGAAACCCGCAATTTCTCTTAAGTCGTGTGGTGCAACATCCCCCGCCACAATCTGTGGCATAAGGTCATAGTTCAGACCGTTCAACTCCCAGAGGCGCTCTACAAGCTGTTTATTGAGGACATCAACAATAGCTTGGATATAACTCTCTAATGCACGAAGGAACAGGTCTGTCTTAGACTTGGAGAGGGCGTAAGAGCCAGTGTTACCACCACCAAGCATAAGAAACTCTGAAAGGACGCTACGGGCTATATCGTGTTGATAGCGTCTCACTACGGGGTCTATGTCTATATTACGAGTACCGTTAGAAGACATAAGCTCTACATCTACCAGTTTGTGGTTGGTAGGCGCTCCGTCTTTATCGGGATAGGTGTCGGAAGGCAGTATAATGTACCCTTGCTCGTTGAACTTGACATCCCTGAGAATAGATTGCAGGTTATTGACAAATCCAGATTGGGCGGCTGTGGCATCACCTGACAAGTACTCAGCAGGAATACGAGCAACAGGGATACCAGCAAGTTCCCTCTCAACGGCTATGGCCTCAATAGACTGTAGGTTATTGACATATTCATAAGAAGTATAAGCATTGCGAAGTATAGAGCGGCCAGCAGGGTCACCGTTAAGCGATGTCGTGCGGTAGTATAGGCTCTTACGAGTAGGTATATAATTAGAGTTGTTATACCTCGACCCATCCTGATAGATACCTTTAACATCTCCCGTTTGGCTGTCTACATCAAACCTAGAGATTGTCCAAGGCGCACGAATAGCGACCTTGCGAATACCCATACGACCATCAGAGTACTTAGAGCGGCCTTTGTCGCTTCTTGTAGTCGGCCCATTGCGCCTCTTATAGATAACCTCAAACCAAGCAAACCCATAAGACAGACTTGAAAGGGCCTCAGCAACATGGTCATCAAGAGTGTGGTCCATGTCATCAAGAATACTTTCAACGAACTCAGCTTCTCTTTTAGCTTGTGGTGTATCATTAGCTGGCATTACCTTTAAGTCTACGTCACGAAGGACTTGTTCTGTAGCATACATGACAGCACCTATGGTACTATCGTTGTCTCTCATCTCACGGTATTTTCGTATAGCTTTCTTGCCACGAAGNTCNGGTANAAACTCATCAGCCCTTATCTGACCGTTGTAGGTGTTGTCACCAGCTACACCTAATATTTGTTTGGCCTCTGTTTCTGAGAGCTTCTTAGCCATTACCGTAATCCTTTGGCGCTACTATACGCTAGTTTCAGCGTAGGTTTTGCGTAGCCGTTCAATGAGAGGTCCGTTATAGCCCAAACTAAAGCATCAAGACGGTCTGGTGAGCCTATGGACCCTAGAGGTTCCCACTGTACCATCTGATCTTCTAAGTCGTTTAATCCCTTTACGTGTCTAACTTTGTCTTGCTCATAGAGAGCAGATACTGGTTCAGCCCGTGCCATCTTCCCTCTGGATGCATGGACGAGCTTTACTGGGACTGTTTCATCTTCTGTGTGTAAGGTGTGACGAACCATATCGCCACCTTGGTTTCGTTCTGCAACAATACGGTCTGCCATGTGCTCTCTGTAGAGTTCTACGGCTTTAGCTGCCCATTGCTGAGGGGTGTATCTACCTGTGTGATCTTCTAGGACGTAAGCTCTGCCGTTGACGTCTACACCAGCTACAACAATACCAGTCATATCACTTTCGGCATTTGAGGTAACTGCGGGGTCTATGGATACCACTATACGATTAAGAGTGGGAACATCATCTTTGTCTACCTCACATGAGGCTAAGAGAGTTCTATTCCATAGAGCGCCTGACGCTTCGTCCAGGATTTCGGCGTAAAGTTCTTGGCGACCAAGGCGGGTGCCTTCATAGGTCTTACGGACTGCGTCGAGGAAAGTATCAGCAAGATTAGCAGAGTTATCATAAGTACTGCCGGTAGAGACTGTCGTTTTGTCATCATCTAGGATATTTCTAATGAGTTTGGTTGTCTTTGGTGTCGTAGTGACAAATACTTGTGGTCTACGTCCAAGTCGTAAGCCAAACTGTAGCATATCCCAAGTTTCTTGTGCGTTTCTCCATGCACAGAGTTCGTCAGTCCATGCAGAGTAAGCTTGTGGACCCCTGAGTCTTTCTGGGTCTTCTGCAGAGAAGAATACAGCTTTAGCTCCATTCTCCCAAGTGAGTGTATTATTAGTGGGAGACCATATGGGTAATCCTAGTGGACTTCCTCTATAGGATTTATCTCCCTTCCAACATACATTAATAAGACCTGAGTCGCCCTCGACCATAACTCGTCTTACATCACCCTTAGTAGGAGCTACACAGTGGACTATCTTATCGCCCTTCTTAATCCTGTGTCTTACCCACTCAGCACCGGCTCTGGTCTTACCCCAGCCCCTGCCAGCTAGAGCTACCCATATATTCCAGTTGCCTTTAGGTTCTAACTGCTCTGGTCTAGCCCAGAACTCCCAAGAGTGCTGCAGTTCTTCTGTCTTTTCTGCACCTAGTTGTTTTAGTGCAGCTGAAACCTCAGCATCTGGTAGTTCTCTAAGGGTCTGTGCTGTTATCTGGGGAGTCATCAGAGTTCTTACCGAGTAGGGTCATAAGAGTGTCTATAGCACTAGCGTCTTGGTCGGGGTCGACAGACATCTCTTCGGATTGTACAGTCTCCTTTGGACTCCATCCTGCCTTAGAGCGTAGGAATAACTCCTGAGAGGGAAAGTGACCATTAAGAGCTTGCTCAACGACTACGTTACCAACACGTGAGGAGATCTCTGCTCTGGCCTCACTAACGTCACCGCCATAGTACTTATAGAAAGTAGCTAGGTTACGAGGGGCATTCTGGTAACGCTTATTGATAGTAGCCATGATGTCTTTGATCTGGACACCATCTTTAACCGCTTGCCTAACGTATTTAGCAATCGGCTCACTATGTTTCAGTGGCTGAGGTTGAGAGTTACTCATAGTTATTCCTATGGAGAGCCTTTAGAGGCTGCAGATCTATAGAGTCTTTATGTTAAGCCTAAGCTACAATCCGTCTTCGCTGAAAATATATGATTGAGGAGATACGATTGATAGCTGTCGGCTATGGAGGTCTATATAGGTACTAATTAACAAATGTCAAGGGGTAGAGCTATATTTATTTTTTAGCTAGTCTATAGAGAGCTGCAGACCTAGATCTAGCTGCATACTATAAGTGATAAACCCTATAGGCTAAGTCGAGATCCCCTCTTAAGTTACACTTAAGTGTTACTATAGTCTTATAATAACTATATGTATTATAAATTAAAGAATTACTTAAGAGTTACTTAAGTTAGTGAGTATATAGTGTGTCAAGAGCAGAAATCAAGCTTTGGCCTTAGAATAAATCATAGGTGTTGCATAAATGTCACAGTAGTCTATAGGCCAAGGTTCAACCTTATTTTTTATATTGGAAATCATAGGGGCTACGCCAGGATTTGGCCCTAGCCAGTATCCTAGCTAGGGTCCCGTAGTAATAAATTAGGTTAGGACAGATATCCAAAAGAATAGTAGGGCAAACAAAATGCTTGCCCCTAAGATATTCCTAATCATGGATGCATAGCTTCAGAAATAGCTTTTTCATAAGCGGCGACGATATCTTCGCGCTTGGTATCGCCTACTTTAATAGACATATACATT